GATCTACCAGCACCAGCACCAGCACCAGCACCAGCACCAGCACCAGCACCAGCACCAGCACCAGCAATAGAATTACCAAAAATTAAAACAACAGATTCACCGCCACAAACAAAAGCAGCAATAAAAAAAGGATTACCTAAACAAAGACAACGACATAATCAAACACAGAAAATAACATCAACATCATTACCTGTATTACAAACACCAAAAGAATCAAAAATACGAGGAACACGAAAGAAATAAGAATTATATCAGAACATATTTTGATATGATTATTGTGAGATTTTTTTTAAAAACCTCAACCTCTACCTCTACCTCAACCTCTACCTCTACCTCAACCTCTACCTCTACCTCTACCTCTACCTCCACGACCTCTACGACCTCCACGACCTCCACCTCCACCTCCATTACCAGTAGCAGTAGCAGGAGCAGTAGCAGTAGCAGGAGCAGGAGCAGTAGCAGTAGCAGTAGCAGAAGTACTACTATCACTATTTTGTGCTTTTTTTTCTATAATAATACCAGAAACATCAAGATTTCCATATTTCCAGCAATTATATAATCTATTAAATTGCGCTATATCAGCATCCATTGCTTCTATAAAAGTTTCTTCACTCACAAATAATTTTTCAATAATTTTATCTACACGATCTAACCCGTCCAAACAATTGTCACTACTATCTACAATAATTTCACGATTAACAAATTCATCTATCTTTTCACTATTATTATCAACAGTAATCTCGGAGTCAGGTGTTAATATTTTTTTAATACAAAACTCTTTATATTTTTTAACAAAATCATCAAATACAGACTTTATTTCACCTAGTCCTTTCATTTTATATTCTTCTCCTGCCATTCTATTAATATAAAATATAAATTTATATTAATTACAAACATAGAAATAAAATAGAAACTAAATATATAACAATGCAATCAAACGAATATGTTGAAATATGCCTTACCCATGTATCACTATTTATAAACTTCATAGCAGAATCATGGCATCATGTGTTTTACGGACAAGAAATATGAAAAATTGAAAGACAAAAGTATATGAAAAGTAAATATCATAATAGACAATAACACAAAAATCAATGACCGAATTATTACAACAACCATTTAATATGCTTTGTATACCAAGAATGTCAACAACAATAACAAAAAAATTCATATTTCAGACATTTGTAAAAGCAGATTGGGGATATATAGAACAAATTTTAGAATACCCATATAAAGATGAAGAACAAAAGCGCGTATTAATAAAACTAAGATGGAATAACAATGTGGAAACAGAAAAAGTAAAGAGTATATTAGAAAACAATGACTCAATAAAAATGGTATATAATATGAACAGTCCATTTTATTGGAGAATAAACAAGTTCATACCGCGAAACAAAAAAGACATACAAGAATAATAAATAGTATATATATAATGAGTAAAACTAGAAAAAGAGTAACTTGGAACACTTTATTAAGAAGTGATAGTGGAAGAGAAGAGGATGGTAGTTTTGTTGAAGATTATCATACGTTGTATCCAAGAGAGAAACATAAATATAGGTTAAATCCATGGGATCAGACCGTATCGCGTCTAGGTTATACAAGTAATAAAGATAGACAATATGACCATAGACGCCAAATAGGAAGACCAAGACTTGAAAAATATATAAAAGAATATGAGAAAGAAATAAAGAAATGGGAAAAAGACATAAAAAACATAAAGAAAGAATTAGATAATAAACCAAAATTAACATATGAACAGTCGGACAATAAAAAACGTGGTGATATTAGTAGAGTGAGGCGCGAGCTCCTGGAAAGCAGGATTGAATGGTTGTATGAACAGATACAAGAAAATTTAGAAGAGATAGCCCCTCTAAAGAGATTGTTAGAGGAAGACGACCGATTGGCCGAAGATGATAAATTAAGAGGTGGTAGAAAAACAAAGAAGAGAAGAATAAATAATAGAAAAACAAAGAAGAGATTAAAAAAGACATACAAAAATAATAGGAAAACAAAAAATTGAATGCTATTATGTAATACATGTAATATTACATAATCAACACATAATCATAATGCAAAATCCAGTCTATTTCAATGATTTCAAGACAAATATGCGGAGCTTTTTAGTGACATCAAGGTTCAACAACGCCACATATAGCGAAAACAAAACCTATATAAAAAATCACAAAAAATTGGCCTGTATATATTGCTGTCCTTTGGTAATGACAAACCAAATTCCTATTGATTCAGCAGTCTTCGTATTAGAAATGAACAATGACAAAAATAAAATCATGGGTATAGGAATGGTTAGAAACCATCCAGTAATAAACAAGTATCGTGTATATAAAAACAACAACTACAATCGCTATGTATATACAGGTAAACATTATATAAATAGAGAAGCCATGAACCCACAAGAAGAACTAATCATGAAGGCATTAGACATATTATGTTTCAAAGGAAATACACATATGAAACGCGGTCAGGGATTACAATTGTTTCCATTAAAAATCCTGTATAAGTGTTTGAAGGTAGTCAACATTTTGAAATTCATACAAAATATGTTCAAAATACGGTATCAAAATCAAGAAAAACAAAAGCCTCTTCAAATTCTGTAAAACAACACAATACAAAAACAACTAAAAACAAATCTGTATATTGATTATATGAACAGTAATCAAAATGACCCATATAATGTGAATAATTACAGTGACGAAGAATTATACAAAATATTGGATATTAATAATCCAAGTGACCGCGAATTAGAGGCACGTATTAATTCACTCATTTTCAAATATTCCAATATGGACAATGATTCAGGAAATAAACTAGCCGATTTTTTTTCAAACATATATGATCGTTTTTTTGTAGATATAGAATCCAATGTAGAAGAACCAATGCAAGAACAAAGCCAAAACCAAGAAGAACATGTAGGTTACAACGTTGATTTAGAATACTCAAAAGGTTCATTGAATCCATTACTTCAACAAACAACAAAGCGTATTGTATCTATAGATAGTCAATATAGAGACGACAAATCATCCTTAACAAGTGATTACACTTTCAATTTATCTGACCCATTACGCGATGTTGTCAGTTTACGTCTATATAGCATTCAAATACCTTATACATGGTATACAATCAATAGCAATTATGGTAGTAATTTCTTCTATATAAAGGGCAACGTACCGGGCAACAATGATGGTAATCATGACTATAAAGTGGAAATCGCCATAGGAAACTATAGTGCAACAGAATTGATAAATGCTGTAAATAATAGTTTACAAAGTCTGAGTTCTTATAGTGATACGAATTTTGGAAACACGAAAATAACATATGATTACTTCAATTCAAAAGCGACAATCAACATAGACATAAAAAGAAATTACAATGAAAATACATATGTGGTAGAATTTCAAACAAGTGAAACCGAAACCCAAATCAATTCATATTTAGGATTGAATCGCAATAAATATTATGGTTATAGACTCTATTCAAATTTGAGAACATTGCAAACAACCCAAATCAATACAAACGCCAATCTAAATGTAAATATAATTGACAATAGTAATAATTTTATAAGAATACTCACATATGTAAGCACAAACAATGAATCATTAGTCCAATATTTGCCCGATGATTATATCTCAGGAACCCAAGTTCTCAATATACCATCAGGATTCACTGTTAATAATGATTTCACGGTCAATCTAACAAATGGTGTATATAGTCGTTCATCTTTGACAAATCACATAGATGAAGTTTTACAAAATCACGAACGTTTAAGTAATAGTAAATTTGAAGTAGAAGAAGAGAACAACTCAGAAATTGGTACACAATATAGTCATTATTATATTGACTTGAGACTCAATCGTTTTAATAATAACAATATTGTAAATCAAAAAACCGTCATCATATTTCCCAAAACAACAAAAGAACGTCCAATATTTGTCAATGTAGGTTCTCTTTATGCATTTGACAGTTTCAAAAATGAATTGGGGTCAATAGTAGGGGAAAGCGATGCATCTATAGACACCATTAATATTGCAAATACTCAAACAATAGAGTTCTCTTTATTAGATAACGAAACAAATACTATTTTTGATGGAAATGAAATCACATTGACAATTCCTTCAAACACGTACACAACAGATACATATATTGAGAACCTGAATACAATTATTGGAAATTACAATGCATCAACTATTGACAATAAAAATCCAAACGGCATTTTCAATCTTATTAACACGAGAGCTTTCATAAATAACAATACAGAATTTGAATTTCGCATAGACATTAATAAAATATTCAATATAAGTGATTTCGTTGTAGATGTTAGTAACACACTTTATGACACAAACTATACCAGTAGTAATTCTGATACTTATTTTACATTGAATGATTCCACCAATAATCCAACAATAGACTTGTCATCTAATAATGTGATAACAAACACCTTTTCAATAAAAGCATCTGGATATATGCTAGAGAAAAATGCCACCTTTCTTAGTATTAAACCAAAAGCAAATAATGGGTTGTCTAGTGATTTGAGTTATAACTTTGTATTTGATAGTAGCTTCAATGTGGCAAATACACAATATCCTCAATTCTATAAATTGGATAATATTAGTCAATTAAATCAGTATTTCACAGCATTGTTGGCAAGTAAACCAGAGTTCTCTGGCAGTCAAATAACAATCAATAATAGTGGAACATTTAATATTACACTTGTGATGCAATTAGCATTAACAGAAAATAACTATCAAGTAGAATTCAAAGAATCAAACTGGAAAGATATATTGGAATTGAATGATGCATCTTATAATATGTCCAATCTAAATGGCCAAAATAGCCAAAATTATTACACAATAACAGGAAATACAATCAGCAACACCAAACTTACACTCACTAACAATAACAACAAAATTTATATTTATCCAGAATCATCTAATGTCAATAGTTATCACACTTCATATGGTTTACATAATAGTAGTTTTGATGACTATAATCAATCAAACGGAATAACATTAGCATTACCAACGGGTTCTTATACTAGATCACAATTAATCAATTCTATTAATAGTTTACTCGCAACTACATTATCACCAAATGGCAATGCAATAGCACTTAATAGTAATATATCCGTAACAAATGATGTTACAACCCTATATTTGAACATAAACAAATCATATACATCAAATGATTATCGTGTAGTGTTCTATGATCCAAATAGTTTTGTAACATTTGCAATCGGAAATAACGTGGTAACAAGTACAACATGGGATGCCACATTAGGCTGGACATTAGGTTTCCGAATAAGTACAGAATATTATTTAAGTGATTATTACAATGCAACAAATAACAATTATGTAATAACGGGTGACAATGTAGTAAGTGTTAATTTGTATAGTTATTTCTTGATCATATTGGATGATTATAATCAAAATCATTTAAATGACGGTGTAGTAACAACCACACAAAAAGAAAGCAATATGGAATTACCGAATTACGCGACAAGAGCAACATTGCGGGCGCATGCAATCACAGGAGAACCCATAATAGATACAATAAAGAAAAACGGACAAAATATGACACAAAAAGAGCTTTATTCAGCTCAACAAATATTGAGTTCAAGGAGTACAGTTCAAAATGAGGCAATTATATCCACAAATACATCATTAAATGCACGTACCGTACAATATTATTCCAAAGGACCCTTTGCAAAAAATGTATTTGCTTTATTGCCATTGAAAATAGCTGGTCAACAAAATAACACATTTTATGTGGATTATGGTGGTACATTACAAAACCAAGAGCGCACATACTTTGGACCTGTAAATATAAATCGCATGACTGTGAAATTAATGAACGACAAAGGAGAACTAGTGAATCTGAATGGAGCAAATTGGTCATTTTCTTTTATATGCGAACAATTATATCAACAAAAGAAAATTTAACCAATAACAAATGAAAAAACGTATATTATGTAAACATAAATATAAACATAAGTGTAAACATAAGTGTAAACATAAACATAAACATAAACATAAACATAAATATAAACATAAATATAAACATAAACATAAACTTATTATTTATACAAATACTCTAATCATGGATTTAACAAAACCTTTTGATTATAAAACCAAAGAAGAAAGTTTCATAAAATTACAAGATTATATAATAGAAAAGCTAAAAAACAAAGAAACATTTTTCGTTGGACGTTTATCAGGTAATGAACCCAATTTGTGTGGGAAAATATTAAAAAAGCAAAACATTCCAAATGTATTATTGCATGAAATGTTACATACAGCTGGTATTTGTTTTAATAGTCTAGATGATGTGAGAGATTATGTAAAAGAATATACAAATGCATGTAAAAATAGTACTATGTTGGGAATATGGTCACATGGTATGTATTTTCAAGCCACACATTTTTATGAACTGATATTCAAGTTATGTCCGGACACACCAAAAATATGCGCACAAGCACTAGAACCTTATTATTTTATGAAAAATGAGAACTACAGATTCAATGAAATATTCCAGAACCAAAGAGTATTAGTCATTACATCACATATGGAAACTACCAAACAACAAATCGCCCTAGCCCTACACAACATATATGACAAACCCATATTTGATACGACTACATCATTTCACTTATATAAACCGCCACAACAAAATGGTGGAAATAGCGACAATCAATGTTATAAAGTGCATTTACAAAAGATGAAAGAAGACCTAGACAATATTGCAAAGGATTTTGATTTTACCATAGCATTAGTAAGTTGTGGTGGATTTGGTATGATAATAAGTGATTATATTTACAACATGAATAGAAATGTAATTTATGTGGGTGGTGCGTTGCAATTATATTTTGGTATTATGGGTAATCGTTGGAGAACCAATGCAAATATAACACCATTATACAATTCATATTGGACGAATGTTTTGAATGAAGATAAACCAGAATCATTGACAAAAAATTCATTTTTATGTGAGAACTCATGTTATTGGTAATAACAAATCATAATTCTATGAAAAACATAAAATATAGTTATTGTATATAATGTCTCAAAGTGATTATATTAAGCATAAGAAAATATCAAATATAATACCATCACAATTACCAATAATCCTTAATAATAAAGATTATGTAGATTATAAACAGTACTATTTAGTGAATACTATTGAAAATACAAATGAGAACTACAATATTGTAACCATTCCAAATACCCAAAATGTATTTAATATGAATCTCCGCGTTAGTAATTGTGAGAATAAATTAAAATGTCAAAATGACAGAGCTTCAAATATGGCATATCAAAGAACATGTTTCCCAATTATGAAAGCACCTGGACTCAGTGTACCAAGTAATTATATAAAAGATACAACATATGAACCATGTGAATGTAATAATAATTTGAATAAAATGCGTGGAATTGCATAATATCAATAATATCAATAATATCAATAATATCAATAAATTATAATGTTGTATTTGTTTGAAACATTATGATTTTTATAGTTGATAAATATATATATGAGTGAATATTTTGATAACAAAGAATTATTAATAGGACCCAAAATGTCTCAATATGGAAGTCACATGTTAATAACAGACGTCAAAAAAGAAACCAAAACCAAATATGTAAACATTGATACCAGATTTCGCGACGATTATAATGATACCAAAAACGTGATTTCATTGCCTGAAAAAATAAATGACGTACATTCATTGTGTGTAACCAATGTGGAAGTACCCATGACATTTAACAATGTTAGTTCATCATTAGAAAATAATAGCATAAAGATAGTTGATTCTGCAAATACAGAAACAGTAATAACATTAGCAGACGGACAATATAATATTGAAGGAATTAAAACTGCATTGAATGAAGCAATAAAAACAGCATTCGGAGGACATAAAGTAGAATTTGACATTGTTAATAACAACATCACAATAACAACAAAAGCTACATATACAATAGATTTCAATGTGTATAACTCTTCTTATACCAAGAAATATTTGCGAAATAAATTGGGTTATTTATTGGGATTTAGAAAACAAACCTATATTATTGAAACAGCCACCATTACATCAGAATCATTTGCATTGTTGCCTTTTCCACGCTACTTATATTTAGTTGTAGATGAGTTAATCACACAAGGGAATATTAATACTTTCATATCACCTATGAGTGACTCTATTATCAACAAAAATATTTTGTCAAGAATATCGCTAGATAGAAATCAATATGGATTCAATACAATATTACCTGCAAATGTAGTAAATGGATATTTAACTACGTCTGTAAGAACTTATCAAGGTAAAATGGATCTTGGACGTTTAAACATTCAATTAGTCAATGAATACGGACAAGTGATGGATTTAAATGGACATGATATATCACTTTGTTTGAAGATTACATATGATTAAACAAATCCTTAAAGAAAACCTTAAACCCTTTAAGATAAACAAGTATATAATAAAACAATTCTTTATTATATAATGACATCATATTACGTATATTTGTTAGAGTCAACAAACCATTGCACATATATAGGTGCAACAATAGATTTAGACCATCGCCTAAGACAACATAATATGGAAATAAAAGGTGGAGCCAAAGCAACGAGTATGAAAGTAAAACAAGGTGAGAAATGGCATAGAGTATGTCATGTTACAGGATTCCCAACATGGAATGAAGCATTAAAATTTGAATGGGCATGGAAATATCAATCGCGGAAATTGAATCAAAAAATGTTCCCATTAACACGGCGAAAACAGGCATTAGATAATTTGTTGGCATTAGAAAAATCTACAAGTAATGCTATGCTATATTCAGAATATGAAACGCCAATCCATGTAATATGGGAAACCCAAGATAATGTATAGAGTATCAAAATGTCAGAATCAACACGAAATAATTATCATAATAAATATTCCCAGTTATTGATTCGTCATTCTTTTGATTATACATAGGTTCTCTCTTTATTCAGATTGCAGTCCTCATCCACCGGCAACTTTGCTACCCCCTCTATTTTTTGTGTGTCTATTTTTTGTGTGTCTATTTTTTGTGTGTCTTGTGTGTCTATTTCGTGTGTGTCTATTTCTTTGATTATTGGATTTTCGTTTGTTAAATTTTTTCTGTGTTCTCTTCTTGAAAGAGGATTTTTCTTTTGGCAACAAAAAAGATAAAAGATTCATCTTATATATAAATTGTATATTAAAAATTGAAATAAAAAATATACACTAATATATTTACCATAATAGTCAGTAATGGAATTATCAGACGAACAAGCTTATGCACTTGAACTTTTCAAACAAGGAAATAATTTGTTGATTTCAGGACCAGGTGGTACAGGAAAGTCTAAATTAATACGCGATTTTGTACATTATGCAAAGGAAAACGACAAAAAAATACAAATTACTGCTTTGACTGGTTGTGCATCATTATTATTAGGATTAAATGCGAAAACTATACATTCGTGGTCAGGAATACGTCTTTGTAAAGGTACAAATGAATCTATCATAGAACAAGCCTGTAAAAATAAAAATGCAAAGAAAAACTGGAAATCCGTCAAAATATTGGTAATAGACGAAGGGTCCATGATGTCACGAAAAATGTTTGATGTCTTGAATGCAATCGCGAAGAAAATTCGCAATGACCCACGACCTTTTGGTAATATTCAAGTCATTGTAACATGCGACTTCTATCAATTACCACCTGTTGAAACAACAGGCGACGAAGAAAGCGGCGAATTTTGCTTTGAATCTCCCAATTATAATGAGGTATTTCCATTAGAAAATCACGTTTTGTTGACAAAAATCTTCCGACAAAAAGACACACAATATATTGAAATATTGAATGAAGTACGCAAAGGAAGTCTATCAACACCGACGATTGAAATATTAAAACAATATGTAAATCGCGAATACAACATGGAAGAAAACAACGGTATTTATTTGACGAAATTATTCCCAACACGATCTCGTGTGGATAATTTAAACAAACAAATGTTTGACGCATTAGATGATAGTGAAAAAACATTTGAGCTCACAAAATCAACAGCTACTTTAGTATATGCAGAAAGTGGTAAGGCGATTGAAAAGGAAAAGATAGACCTTTGTAGATGCTTGCAACAAAGAGATATTGATAATGAAATAAATCAACTAATCAGTAGCAGTCCAGCCTTGGAAACACTGAGTTTAAAGTTAAATACAATGGTAATGTGCAATGTTAATTTGGATATGGAGCGAAAAATATGCAATGGTTCACAAGGGGTTATTATTGATTTTGTTGGTTCAGAAAATGCACCGAAAGTCCGATTTTCCAATAATGTAACCATGATCATGACTAAACATGTGTGGCAAAGTGAAACATACCCAACAATAAGCATAAGTCAATATCCGCTTCAACATGCATGGGCATTAACCATACATAAAATCCAAGGTACAACATTGAAGGTAGCGCAAATGGATATAGGTAGCTCTGTATTTACATACGGCCAGTCCTATGTGGCTTTATCAAGAATAGAATCATTGAATGGTCTTTATTTATCAGGATTTGAACCCAATAAAATCAAGGCCAATCCAAAAGTCACAGCATTCTATGAAAAAATACCTCATGTGGATAACGATAAGTTGCAAGCTTTAATACATAAAAACAAGACACAAAACATATTTCACGATTTTGAATTAGAAGAAGAAAGTTATGAAACATCAACGCCCATCAACAAGGATGTTAAAATAATCAAATTACCGTAAAATGCAAAATGCAAAATAATATAACGAAAAATATAATATCTACAAATAATATTTAGATATTATATATGGTTGGTGTAAGTGTATTGCCAGTATGTATTCATAATGGTGAATTATTTTTTCTATTTGGTAAAGAGGTATCAGTAGAAAATAAAATCCAAGGGTATTCTGACTTTGGCGGAGGAAGAGAAACAGGCGAATCAACGTTTGATGGAGCAATACGTGAAGGTTGTGAAGAGTTAACAGGATTCTTCGGGAATGAACAACAATTGCGCAAAAAAATAGAAAATGCTGGTGGTACATATGATGTAAAATTTGATTTAAGTGAAACCAATAAATATTTTGTCCATATATTTTTGACAGAATATGATGAGAATCTTCCTGTATATTTTGAAAATAATCATAAATATTTGTATGAAAAAATGGATAATCAATTATTGAAAAAAACCAAATTATTTGAGAAGATAGAATTAAAATGGTTCTCAGTATCAATGATGCGAAAACAATCCAATAAATTCCGAGTATTTTATCGTTCTATTTTACGACTCATATTACAAGAATTACCACAAATAAAAGATTTTCTATTTGAATGTCAAAAAAAAACGCAAATTTCTAAACAAATAGGGAAAAAAAATAGAAATACAAAACGAATGAGGGCAACAAAAAAAGAATATAATGCCGTTAAATAAATAATATTGAAAAATACATACTCTATATATATAATAACATGTCTTGGAAAAAAGTCGGAGGCTTGAATAAACTAGAAAAAATGAATAATATTACTGTGAATTCCATTGTTACAGATACTTTTACTGTAAGGAAACAAGCCAACAAATTCAATGTAGGTGGTTTGGACGTAGATGGTGATATGAATGTAAACGGAAATGTAAATGTAACAAAAATGATTGACGCGAGTGGTTTAGATATATCAAACAATATTTCACTATTGGGTAGTCTTATTTTTGATGCAAGCCATCAGATTTATTATAAAGCTCACAAAGATGGAAGTGGAAATTACTTGGCATTAAACAAACAGCAAGGACAAGCAACATTGGATATAAGTGGTAATAGTTTGTATACATTAAATGTGGAAACAACATTACAAAATCAGCGCAATATTTTGGCCCGTACAAGTGATAACAATGGTATTATGTTTTTAGTAGATCCATCTCAAAGTTCTATTTTTTTGTATAATTCTACTTCTACTACTGATTCTATTTATGATGCAACAACACCAAACGTAAACATTTCATATACAAATCATGATAACAAACTTACTATGAAAAATTATGAACACACACAAATTGAAAGCACAATGGCATTGAGCAATAGAAGTGAGCCCATACATATTTTTGATG